GGAACACCTCTTTCATCTTCATGTTGGGAAACAGTTTTTCCACTACGAGTCATAAGACCCTTTTTAATCTCTGGATTAGATCTCATCAGTTCCATAGCACGATTTCTATTAGGTCTTGGTTGCCCCCTACGTTCTCTAGTTCTTTCATTAATTACCTCACCTTCTGGTTGATAAGATTCCAGTCCACCACTTCTCATTCTAGCAGTAATTGCACCAAGACCACCTTGTTTTGCTGGAACTGCATAATCACTTTGTTTTTTTGATCTTTGTTGATCTACAAATTTATTCACGCCTTTACCAATTGCATTTGCTGCCAGTCCAACCCCGCCGACAACTAATGGAGCAGCGAGTGTCAAAGGAATTTCATGAATCTGTTCACCTTCTGGTTCATAAGACATTTTAAGACCCATCAATCTTAATTTGGTCTTAACCAAATTAGATGCCGTCTTCATACTTCTTGGATCTGGATCATCACATCCAACTTGTGGACCGTCCATATCCACTTTTGTCGGATTTAATTTTTCTTTTTCCCCTTTATCAGAACTAACTATTTTAAGAAACTTAGAATATCCGGTTTCAACAATTACGGTTCCTTGAAGTTCTGTATGAGCATTAATAATACCGCCATCAGAAGAACCACTCTCATTAGATCCGATGGTTATTTTATTTTTTTTACCACGTGGCATCACATCATATTTTTTTGAGTTTTGTTTTTTTTTACCAGCCTCATAAAGATAGTCTTCCTTTACACCTGAAGTATCTTTACCATCGGGAGTTCCCCCCTTCTTGCGTTGAATTGCATTATGAACCACACCACGATATTCTTTAGCACCGCTCTCAACCTTTCCATCGCCATCATAATCTTTTAAACCCTTACCGGATGTTACGGCAGCGGTTTGCCTGCCCTTTCTTCTTTCACCCTCATAAGGAGATCCATATCCGGTTTTTACATCTGGATCAATACTGATAATTTCTACTTCAGAAATATTTGGATTTAATCTCAACTGACTAATTTTTTCTCTGGTTGCCAACCGAACATATGTTTTACCACTATTTTTATCGGTGACTTTAACCTGATACTTTCTGTCTTCGGTAGAGTAAAGTTCTTCGATATAAGTCAACTGAATCTGTTCTTGTTCCTGATTAGGTTCTTTAACAAATACCTTATAAAGAGCATTTGAAATTGAATCAGATGCTGCTTCTATAAAAAGAGGTCTAAAATCTTCTGCTTTTATACCACCACCATCTTTTCCAAATAATTTTGCTTTTATCATAGCTCTGTCCTGTTCTCCTATACTGCTGTTTTGCATATACTGTGAAAATGCTTGAAGAAGTGATATATCTTCTCTTCTTGCTCTATAACGAATATCATAAACTGCCTGCCTTATTTTTTTTACAGAGTCAGATTCACTAGACTTTTCCTTCTTATTATCAACAGGAGAAGAATTAGTTGCCGCAGGAGCAAACTTTCTTGCCGGCAACTCTTCGGAAATATTTCTTTTCATAAGAAGATGTACTACTTTACTTTTTTCTATACTTATTTATGAAATTTCTTATGTAAGAAGTCTGCCCCGGTGCCAGATTGTTAGATTCAAGATCAGATCCTGGTGTTTGTTGTAGGGCATACTTAAAATATCCATCAGTTCCAATCAAAGTATTTGGTTTATCAGCAGTTCTCATTATACGATTCATTTTAACTTCGGTGTATTTTTTCGCCTCCGTCACATCCTTAATCCAGGACTTAAACATCATATTAGACTCCGTAACACAAATTAGATAATTAGTTCCACGACGAATAATTCTTCCTACAAGTCCGGTGTTTAAGTTTTCAACTAGTTTTCCAATTTGGAAAATCTTTTCAGAAACATAATTCTCACGAAGAGTTTGTTGGTCTAATTTTGGAGCAATCTCCCAGATGTTCCAGTTTTCATTAATACCCATCGATGCTCTTACAGAATCAAAAAGTTCCTGTGCCGAACTGCGCTTCATATCAGGGGGAAGTCCTTCCCTAAACTTACGGAAGTCTCCTTCGGCAGCAGCAAGTCTCATTCTTGAAGCAGACATACCCTCCACACCTTTGGCATCAGGATCTCTTTCACCAGAGGAAACTACCTCAATCGCATCAAAGGCATATAGTTGTCCGTTATAATTATTAGAAAGTTTCTCAAACTCTTTTACTCGGTCAGAACCACCCACAATTCTAACATTCGCATATCCATCATTGTGTGCTTTTTTAAGAACATCAAATATAGTTTTACTTCCCGCATCATTCACAATTCTTTCGCTATGAGCAGGGAACATCTTTCTCATATACGAAATCTTTGTATCCGGATCTAATGGATTCTTTTTCTTGTCCTGACTTCTAGAAGGATAAATTAAATAGTCTCCACCATTAGCCTCTGCCGATTGTGCCGCAACATCCATCAATTGCTGGTGTCCAATTGTAGGTGGATTAAATCTTCCAAAAGCAATCGTCAGAGTTCCTTTGGTTTTAGAAACATCCGGTGGAGTTGCCACGACAGGTTGTTGAGGTTCCTGTGCAACTGGTTGCTGTTCTGGAACTGCCTCTTCTGGTGCCGGTTCTTCTGGTGCTACTGCTGGTTGTTGTGCATTCGGGTCATTATAACTTGGAGATGGAACATCTTTCTCATATGCGGTTTGTGGGGGGTCTTGTGCCCCTATTCGTTGACGCTTATTATAAAACTTTAACTGGCCGCCTTCGGTTTTTGCCACAAACTCATTAGTTCTTCTATCATACCATCCTCCGTGCCCGTCCCCCCGTAATCCAAGACGCTGCGCTTCTTTTGCCGCTACGGATGCTTCTGATATAAATTGAAGAAAACTTTTCATTATTTGCTTAATTGCTTCTTACGAATACTTGCCAATATTGATTCTTTATTAGCAATAATATAAACTAGACCATTTTTTTTAGTCTTAATATATTTATTCTTTAATGTTTCCTTCTTATTTGATTTGATTTCCTTATCAAGAGCAAAGTAAAAATACTTGATGAAATCATTCAGAACATCTTTCGGCAATGATTTTTTAGTAGTAAAGACATTCAGAATATTGTCGATGAATGCTTGAAGGTCTTTCATAAATTATACAAGTAAAATAGAGCATTCACAAGTATTTATGAATTAGAGGGTTATTTCAGTGCCGCACCAATCTTTTCATCAAGATTTAAAATTACCGAACGAAGATCAGAAATACGAGGAGGAACAGAAGACTCATCGTAGGTATATCCTTTCTGACTCTCAAACAAAACTTGCCGGACTGCCGCAGCAGCACGAACATCCATTTTAATAGATATTGATTTAGCCATTAAATGTCTTTATCCTCACGATTTTCACTATAATATACGTCAAAAAATCCGTCTGGATACCTCTTCATCAGTTTATCAATATTAGTTTGAATTACCTCATCAAAAGAAACATCGAGGGCAATACACGCTTGTGCAACATACCACATCGTATCACCCAGTTCTTTAATTAAATGAATGCGGGTCTCATCATTCCAAGGCTTACCCTGAAAAACCATTTTCTTTACAATCTCCAAGAACTCACCACCTTCAGCATTAATACCTACAGAGGCAGTCAGAAGACGCTCAATATTAGCACCTTTCTCATCTAACCGAACCATACGGTCAGATAGGGCAAGGAAATCTTTCGAAGCATCACTCGTAACCGCATCTACAAAATTTTGATATTTACTAAAATCAACTTGCTGTTTCATTAGAACTTAAATCCCTCAAATGATTTTTTAAATTTTTTTTCTTCATTATTATACTCCTCTTCTTTACCACTGTCAAGTATTTTGATACTCCATCCTTTATAAGTTTTTCTTTCCTCCCTTAAAATACGACTAAAATAACTCTGAGAAAAATTATTATCTCTACAAAATTTTGCTAAATTTTTAATTATCAAAATAGTTCCATCTTTGTTTTTTAATTCGTAAGTATTTTTTGAATGTGATTGAGAAATTTTTTCCTTACAACTTTTAGTAAGTTTTCTACCAGTTCTATATGCGATCATTTTATCAACTGTTTCTTTTGATAAAACTTTTCCTTTATGCGCCTTACTTAACTTTTGTTTATGCTCCTCACTCAAAGGTCTTCCAATTAATTTTTTTCTTCTTTTTTCTATAGAACTTTTAGATTGTTTAAACCCTCTTGCACATTTACCACCTTCTTTAATATTAAATCCATTATCTATAGAATCATAATATTTTATCCAATACTGTTCCCGCTCATCTAATAGATTTTTATCTTCAACTTCTTCAACTATACCATAGACAAAATCATATTTACTATATTTTTGAATTGCTCTACTAATTTTAGTTTCGTTTATAGTTCTAAAATGACGCAAAACTCTTCTCTGCATTTTTTCAATAGTTTGCCCTATGTATTTTTTACCAGTAGATAAACTATGAATACAGTAAATAATTCCCATTAGAATTTAAACCCATCAAATGATTTTTTTACTTTTGGTTCGTCAGCATGAACAAAATCTTCATCTTTACCAGAATCTAAAATATCTTTTTGAGCGGTCTGCTCGCAATCATAAAGACGCATTTTTGCTCTATCAATTCCTAATACGAACCTCTTATATTTATCAGTTGAAGAATATCGGTTTTTAAGTTGTTTCACCATAATCTGCCCCAACTGCTCCAACTCTTCTGTGCTAATAAGGGCAAACATAAGATCAGCAGTAGCAGGGAGACCAAAGGACTCAGAAGTATCAGTAAGTTCAGGATCAGAAGACCCAAAACCTGACCTAGTAGTTTGTGTCGCACTGACGATAGGAACAT